TTTCCTTTGTACAGACTTCTATTGAATGTTCAATTCTACGCATAGCACCTTTTGTAAAATCTATATAATTCTTTAATCTTTCAGACACAACATCAATATTCCCCTGTATCGTTCCCCCTTGTATGCAATCTTTGTCAGGCATTTTCCTTTTTCCTTAAGTTGTTGGCTTATCTTTTGCTTTAATTAAATCAGTATAAGGAACATTAAACTTCGATGTAAGTATCTCCATCAGACCTGAACCCTTAAGCTTTGCATACCCTCTAAATCCACCGAAGGCAGCTACCATTACCGCAATGCCCCAAAGTATCTGAGCATCTATCATTAACTTGCAAGGTTTATTTAAAGCCACAAGAAGAAGATAAAATATAAATGCCACGAACTCACGGCTTGTTAATCTCCGTACCACATCAGCCCAAACGCACCCACAATTATCTTTTTCTTTTACAGTGACATTATCTTGTTCAGCCATGATAAAAACCTCCTTATTCTGTATCCTTATACGCTTCTATCAAATTAGTAATACTTATCTGAAGGATTGCAACACGAGAAATAACAACACCAATTGCAGCTATAACTTGTTCTTTTGTACTATTTTCATAACTCATTTCTACTAAGGTATCTGAATAAATATCAAGACTATCCTGTAACAAAGCAATTGATTTACTAACAAGTGCGCATTGTCTTTGTTTTTCTTCTTCTACAGGTGCAGCACAATACATGTTAACAACATTTTTCGCTTCACTAATTATAAGATTTGCATTTTTTACATACGATTCCTGTTGTTTAATTGACAACGCACTACATCCAACTGTTAAAATCAAAACCAAGATTAAATATCTCATTTCCATCTCCTATTAAAAAGCCCCATGCTCTGGTAGCAAAAGCTGGGAAACATTCCACTACCAGAGCATCTACGCCACCGCACGACTACTAATCGTCAAGCCCCTGGCATTCAGAAAGCTTATATGAACCTTTGTGTCGATCAACCAGTTCAGCCCGTTTACTCTTATTCCAGTTATTCACACGGCTATAATAGCCAACTATCCGGGTAATTCCAAAGAGTCTTATCGTGACTCCATCTTCGAGGGACTTGATAATAGAGTCAATCTTTTGCTTTATGATTGTGTCAATAGTTACAGAATATGCCTGTTCAGTTTTATGATTAATAATCTTAAGGAAGTGTTCATCGGAAGTGTAATTGATATTATGACCATCAGAAATATCTTCCAAGCTACCTTCTCCATCAATCTCCAAAAAAACATGTTTACTTATTGCATTGTCAAACGCATTTAACTTGTCCTCTATCTTCTGTTGTGTCCCTGTCTTTTCCATCTCCAATATTGCCGTCATATTCAATTTTCCTTTTCTGTAATTAAGTCCTACTGTATTGTTGGTACTTTACGATATGTTTGTATTATCTTCTTCACTTCGTCCAGCAAACTTGCCGGCGACTGCACGCTAACCGAACCGTCTGGCATGCCAACAGAACTGGAACCTAAATCTATGCGTCTACGAAAGTCAAAACTACCTTGCATGAGGGCGGCACGAGCCAAATCGTCTGGCACGGATAACACACCCGCAGTTTCCGTGTACCCGCCAGTCCATGTGATTTCCACTATTTGAGGCTTAGATGCACTGGGTGCGGTTTGAAATTGAATTAACCCTTCTTCGTCCCACACCCAGTAATCAGAATCCTTTGTCTTGGTAGTTCCATCTACCTTTATTACGGGTAAGGTTCCTGAATCAATAGGGTAGGCAGACAAGTAATAATACCGCATACCACCGTTAAAGAATTCAGTCCTCACCTGCTTTGTTAGCTTCCTGTTTAGTTCCGTCTCTATCCTGGCACTTACTTGATCAATAATCACGTCTAACAGTGCATCGTGAGTCGTGTCTGTCTTATCCAAAAACACTTTCATAGTTGCCAGAGATATCAATTTCACCTAATTACTACCCTTCCCTTTCTGTTATTACAACCGTAGGGGCTGCACCTGTAAACGCTATCTTCTGCGTTGTATCTGTTTCATGTACCATCTTGTCATTAGGCGGCCGTTTCATATTCTTTGGCCGTCCCCTTTTCTTAGGCTGCAATACCTGAAACTTCCATGGTTGTACGTTATACTCTGCTTCTGAAATTTCAAGCGTTTCACCACCCCCCCAATGATGCGGGCCTCGGAAGAAATTATAATCATTTGTGATTAATACTAACATGTACCCTCCTATTGTTTGTAAGAAACTATTTAATTACGCCGGCTTATCCTTTGCTTGTCCAAGCGTAACTGTACCTGCAACGTTGAGTGTTGGTGACGTACCGCCAGTTGAACTGGTAGTAATTACAAGCTTCAGGAATCCTAATTCACCACGCAAGTCCATGTTAATTTCGCCGTACTGGTCGGGTGTATCGTCCGTAAACGTTGCCGTAGCACCTGTAACGTCTGCGTATGTACCACCTGTAGTTGCCGATGACTGAACCTTTGCGGCAACTGTGTATGTAGGAGACGTACCACCCTCTTCTCCAATGATAATGCCAAACGTACAGCTATCAAAACCACGCCTGTCAATAGCTTCTGACGTAGCACTTGCAGCACCCGCAAGAACTTCGCAAGATACTGCCGCCAATGTTTTTATTTCACCGCCTGTATCCTTCATATTGTTTTCCTCCTTACATTAGGGAACCCCATATTGAGTTCCCTCGTTATTAAAATAGTTAATACTATAGTTATGTTATGCCATGTTAGGATGCTTCAGCGTCCTCAACTATACAGAAGCTTTCTGGATGCCTGAGACCTATGTCCACTTCCATCAATGCCCTTATCCATGTCTGGTCTGTCTCAAAGGCCGTGCCAGCTTCCTGAGTAGCTTTAAATTCCAAACCACCCCATTGCCCTATCATCATTTCCTGCCAGTTACCAAAATATACCTCTGATACGAAATCGTTTGAACCCTTTGTAAGGGTTATAGGTATCTGATTGGATACTTGGAAGTTATACCCAAGATGTTCACGTAGCATGGCTTCAGTCATTGGTAGATTTACATAACTACCATCGGTCTGGGCACTGAATTGTTTTATTCGTTCCTGCATCATTCTTGACTTTGCATTGCTATGCATTATGAAACCTAACGAACCCTTTAATCCGTTTGCTGCTTCTACCTTCGTAACCATCTTATGTGCAATTATAAATGTGAAGTCACCACCATTAGTTCCAATTGCAACATTACCTACATTTGCCGTATCCTTAATCCCCATCGGTTCGTTGGACACGCCAGAGCCACGTAACGCCGCAAGGTCAATCTTCAATGCAATAGCCTCTGCTATGTCCCGCCTAATCATTGCCTCAACGGATGGATTTGACAAACTGACAAGTCTATTAGATATTTTAACCAGTGCCGCACACTTTTTGGGTACGAGGCTTAGGAGTCCCAATGTAAGGTCGCTTGCAGTTATGGTTGAGGTTTCACCAATCCAGTTTGCAGTTGCGCCGCCGGTAACCTTTGGTATCTCTACGGGTGAACCGGTTAGGCCGTCCAGTACAGTTGCCCCAGACAGAATAACGGTGGAATTTTCCTTTAACTGTTGAATCAATTCGACAAGTACCTGAGTTGGCACTATAAAGCCACCAGCTGAACCCGTACCCGTATCCATTACTTTCTTACGTGCCTGGTCAAATACTTCCTTTTCGTAGCCCGCCCCCGACCAGTCTCGCGTTATAATTGCATTGATTGCCTTGGAAAACCAAAATTGCTCCTTACCTTCATTTACGCCGGGCAATGAAACCTTTCGTTGTGTTGCAGTCTTCTCTATTTCTTCGAGTCGGGTACCATATTCTGTTAGTTTAGCGTTAGTATCGTCAAACCTCTTATCCGTTTTGTCAAACCTTGTGCCAATAAGTTCCTTTTGATTCTTTATTGCACCTAATACGTCCTGTATGTTTTCCATTTCAATCATTCTCCTAAGTTTAGTTTTGTGTAACGTTCATTATCTAACGTTGAGCATTAAGTAAACAAATAACGGTTTGTTGTCCTTGGATATTGCTACCTTAGCAATTTGCGGATAGCTATCCAGACAAAACCTTATTCGTTTCTTCGATGCCCTGTAAGGCCTGCTTTATGTAATCATTACCAGATGCTTGATTATCTGATTTCTCTGGTTCATTTGGTTCAGTCTTTTTCTTTACCATGTTTATTTCTGAAAGCTTTTCCGTTGCTGCATCAACCATCTTGATTACCTTCTTGGTCATCTCTTCGGTTGCCTTTTCGATGGTATCTTTAATTACATTCTCTATAGCCTTTGAATTCCTTATATCGTCCATTACCTTTGCCAAAGTCATACCAGTTTCAACATCTTTACAACCACTTAGAATATCTTCAACATTATAGTAAGACTTAAACTCCGGTACTTCTTTATTAAAGTCCTTGTAATGCGCTGCAAGATGGTCATAGATGCCTTGCCTATCCTCTTCTGGTATAGTTGTATCACCATTGCCGCTTAGCAAGGTTGCCATCGCTGTGACCACGCCACGCCAATGCGTACAAATGTTACCATCCTTTATATCGTGGTGGAGTATCTTGTAAGTATGAAAGGCTATATCATTTTCCTTATTAGACCATGTAAATGCAGTCTGGAATTTAATAGGGTCTACACTATATAAGCTTTTACCATCCCAGCCCGCCCATCCCCTTATTCTTTCTAATGCCCCTTTAACAAACCATGACCTATGCTCTTCAATCAGGCCACACTTCTTGTATGGGATTACATACTCATTAACAAACTTAAACTCTTCAGGGAAGGTCTTAACCATCTTCTGCATTACGTCTTTTATTACAGGGTTGTCGCTATGTAGCCCTTTCTGCAATGCGTTAGGGTTGGCCGGTATGCCAACTTGACTTACTTCCATTAATTCAATGTCTGTATAGACTCTCCGTGCCTGTTTTTCGCCTTTATTCTTACCGTCATCGCCCTCTTCGTCGTTAAACTCATCAAACGCATGTGCAATGAAGCCTATAGAAAAAGCTGCAATCCCCTCTTGAGCAAGCTTGAATCCCCAGTCAGCTTCCGCATTCCCTTCGCCAACAAAGTATTTAAAGGTAGCATGTAGCGCATTATCTTTAACCTCAATTTTTGCGGCCTTACCTATTGTACTTCTAAGGCTTCCGTATTCATGGCCACTCAATAACACGGGGTGACTCTTATACACCTTTAACCGCTTCTTAAATGCCTTAGCAAGTACCCTTTCCTTATGCCTGTCAAGGCTTTCATCTGATACAATTGCCTCGACTGTATGCTCACCAATGTCAACCTTCTTAATTACGCCATTGAATATCATTCTCTTTATTTCATGTGCCATGTTACTTACCCCTTTTTGATTTCAGGAATTGCCACGCACCTACAGTTTATGACTTCGCCCGGCGGTGCGCTCATGTCCCCTGGATGTTTTAATTGGCTTGTGCCAAATGTGTGGCCCACGATGGCTACTTCACCATCTAATACTTGATGGCTCAACCTTACCGCTTCGTCACCAGCCGTAACCCATCTATGCTCTTCTATTTCCCGTTTCTTCATTTCGGCAAACCTGCCGGCAGAAATCGAAGACGCAGACTCCGTACGGGCTATGGTAATTGCCCTGGATGCAACCATGTTGTATTCTGCCTTGACACGTGTTGCAAGTTCGATAACGCCTTCGCCATTACCAATGCCTGCCGTGATGGTCTTCCTTAGCTGCCCCTGTATGGTATTGACAATAGACGCCGGGATGGTTTTAAGCTTCAACTCAATTGGCCCCAAATATGACGGGTCAAGCGGCTCGAATACAAAGTCGATGACACCCAAATCGCCTGCAACCGCTTCGGCTCCTATTTTTACTGCAAGTTCGTAAAGTGGTACAATAAATTTTATAAGCTTCTTGGTCTCTTGCTCTGCATCAAAGATGTCGTCTGTTATGTCCTTATTGAAATATAGATTTAGATTTTTCAATACTTCTTTCCTCTGTTCAAATATGAATCGCCTTAACTTACGTAAGAAGAGCTTCTCTACCGGCGTCTGCGTTGTCAAGAATAGTTTCCAGTGAATGTTATCATTGACTTGTTTAGATATTTGGCTATTGGTACTTGCTATCTTTCTTGTAGGTAATACGGTAATACATTTTTGGTCGTCATCATTATTACCATCGTTGTTATTGCCAATACCATCATTACCATCAACTGGCACCAATGATATTGGTATATGCCATGTCTTGCCCCATTCCACGTCTGGCATACCAAGCTGTAATCGCTTATTAATATCGTTAAGCGGCCAGCCCATACTGTGCATTACTTGTGCCGTTGTAATTTGCTTATGAAAATCGTCCTGCAAGGCCTCCACGGTAGCCAAGTCAAACTCACCCCATATTTTACCACCTTCAATCTTCGAGAATAGCTTTGACCAAAGCATACCTTCGATATACTTTATCTTTGAGATTAAGCTATCTTGCCAGAATATCTTATGCGCAGCCTTAATACCTTCAAAAGACTTTATATCGTCATAGAGACCTAACACAACCTCATTAACCCCGAAGGCTGCGAAGATTTCTACACGTGTAAGCTTCTTCAAGCTAATGAAGTCCATATCCTTTTGCGATAGCTTTGCCTGGTTAAACTTTGCGCCACCCTCTAATATGCCGACTTGGTGTGCCTTAGAAAAACCCTTATGCCTATCTTCAAATTGATTTAGTAGTCTGTTGTATTGCACGTCGCTAAGCTTGTTTGCGGTCTCTATAAATCCGCCAACGGATGCGCCCTTTTGGAAGAATGATTTGTTGTATTCACTGGCAAAGAAGTCTTGGTCAATCCCGCTTTGCACAGCCTGTATTGGCGACAAGCCTCGTACGTCATTGTAAGGATTAAAGTATTTGAAGTGTATTATTTCGGATAAGCCAAACTTAATTTTCTTTTTACCTTGATACGTCCAGCCAGTTATCAAGCCGGTGGCATCGTCAAAGATTGGCTCAAATCGTATCGGGTCAAATACCCATATTTCAGTTGGTACCTGAGTAACGTTTTCCCTATTTTCAAGAATCCAGAACGCTTCACCCCGTAACTCTAAGTAGGTTAAGGTAGCTTCCATTAGCTGTTCGGGCGAAAACAACGGATTAGGGTTATTGAATAGCGTTGGTATTTTACCCTCTTCTACTAAGACCTTATCACTTCGGTCTTTTCCTGCTTGTTTATAGAACCTAAACGGTACCCTTGCAATGGTGCCTGCAATTTTAGAGATGGAAGAGTACACCCATACACTTTGTGAATACGGTTCGGACACTGTGGAGGCGGCGCCGGCTGATACCCGTAGCGACTGCCATAGAGTGGTATCATCTGGTAATGGGCCGACAACGCCCTTTTGTTTGATGTATCCAAATTTGTTTAGTAGTCTTTGTATCATGTTGGTTTAGATTAATAATTCCTGTATCATGTTAGTTTATGTTGGTTTAGATTAGATTGATTAGATAATCCTTGTACCATATTAATAAAAAAAGAGGCCTGGAAAGACACAGGTTGTTCACCAATATCCTCACAGGCCTCTTTAAGGTTCGCTGAGAGTTAGTTGTATTAAGTTAAATTGTTTAGTTATTTAGTGAGCAACCTGCTCTCTCTTGCCTCTAAGGCATAAGACGTTATGACCCCATCTTTGTAATGAAGCTCTAATTTCACATGCCCAAAGAAGTCCTGAACTGATTTATCGGTGGCCATTGTCTTGGTTTCGTCAAGTATCATGCTTATATTCTGGTTGTTATTCATAGGTCATGGGTCATTAATCAAAAAGACTCTTGTTTACTTGAATATCAAAATACAACTTAAGCTCAATTAATTTATCTGTTTCCACCTCATCTATTGTTTTCGACAATTCTGGACATTCATTTTTGAGACGTTTACGATACCCATCAATAAAGCTTCTGTAATATCTATCCATACTTGATGTCAGTCTACCTTTATTGACAAAGAAAGCATAATACTCAAAGGCATTAAAGAGCCGTTCATACCAATGCTTTAAATCAACGGCATCTTCTTGGTATGGTTCAGCATCAACCACCTGGTTTATCCGTTTAGTTATTTCATTAAATATATAAATCTGTGTATCCATGTTCATATCCGTCACATCCATCTAAGGGTCATTAATCAAAAAGGTCTTTATCCGTCATAGTCTTGTAGTATTTCCTTAATTCATTAAGTTGGCCTTCGGGTAAGGTTGTTAAACGTTTTAATAAATTAGGATAACATTTTTTTATCCGCTTTGCACATTCTTTGATTCCGGTTAAATAATACTGTGCCATATCACCGTCCAAATGACTATGATTTACACTAAAGGCATAATATTCAAACAAGTTAAATAGCCGTTCGTACCACCTTTCCCTGTCTTCGATGGTTGCATCCACAGGAAATTGACCATCTAATTCAAACATCATTTTAGCTATTGAGTCAAATAGATATATTGCATTCATTTATATACCTCTATCTTTACATCCACCGAAGTCCCACCTCAAACGCATTCTCTTTATAATAGGTATACAGGGCGTACCGTTCCGCATCAACCAGGTGGTCATTAAACTTTACGGGGTCATCAACAACTGTCCCGTTCTTGTTCTGCTTCCAGCTATACGACTGCTTTTCCTTAATAAGATCTACGCTATCAGATGTGATATGTATGTCTAATGTCTTTACATGGTCAATGCCGTCCTTGACGGACTTGTTGGCCGATAGGATATTGAACCCTTCCCTTGCAATTTCCTCTATACGTTGAGGCTCTGCGCTATCCGCAAAGATGTACTTGTTTCTGTTTGGGATAAGCTGTTTTAATTGAGAAATCAAATCCTTATTTGTTAGCTTTGTCTCATACAAGAGTTGTTTCTCGTATACCTTTCCGTCCTTGAACACTATTTCCACTAAGGCCGTTGGATTGTTATAGCCATAGTCAAGCCCGTAAATAGTTTCGTCACCCTCTGGTAGGGTGTCTGTGGTCTTCCAATTGGTATAAATAAGATGTTCAAGCCGTCCCCATTCACCAAGTGCATATATACGGTAATAGTTGGCGTCTTGATGTACAAGGTTTTCAAGTGTGTTGATATAGTCTTGCGATAAGAATGGATTGTCTTTGTAGGTGGATTGGATTTCAAGGGCATCTTCAGTGTTTGCATCCAATAACTGTTTCTTAATCCAGTGGTGCTCGTCCGTTGGGTTCATGCTCAGGTACATCTGGTTACGGTTATTGCCTATGACAGGCGCACGTAGCCTCAGTTTTAAGATTCGGAAATCATCGTAGGTAAACTCATTAGCTTCTTCCATCCAGATATAATTCCAATCAGAAGATTTTATTTTTTCTGGATCGTCAAGCGAGCCAAAGTGTAGCAAGCTTTTACCACAGTAATAGTCCAGCATTACCTTTTCCTTACGGATACGGCTATCAAGTTGCCAGTCTTCTATGATGGCATTAAACATACGTAGGGTGGAGTTTCTTAGCGAGGGTAGTGTCTTGCGTAGTACCAGTATTTGCGTGCCTGGTTCTTCGATTAGTTTAGTGAGTAGTAGCTGTGCAATTGAGTATGACTTACTTGAACCCGCCCCGCCTCGGTTGACGACTACCTGTGCGGTAGCTTCTTGGTTGATGTAGAATATGTTTGTGCATTCACGAGTTAGGGTTACCATTGCCGCCGTTGCCCCCGTTGCGTTGGTTGTCTGAATTGATACCACCTTGATGCTGTATGGCGGGTATTAACTGAATGGTTATGGGCTGGTCTGCGTCCCCACCTATGGGTTGTACTACTTTACCTTCGACCCTTTCCCAAATAAGCGCACGGGCATCTGGCTTACCCTTAATTGCGTCTTGTATTATTGTTTCTACCACTAACAGCCCAAGTGTTTTGCCTGTTTTCTTATCTATCTTATGTAATTCAACGTTTAAGTATTCAGACATGTACTTAGTATTAGGCGGCCGGCCTTTAGGGTTACCACTCTGTCCAGGCTTGAACATACCTATGTGTCTGTTGGATACCTGCTTATCAGTTTTAGTTTTCATTGCTTATTATAGGGGAAATATCGTGCCAGTTTTTTTCTTGCAAGAAGTAGTCGGCAGGATAGGTATCTACGAATGCGACACCTGCGCCCTGCATTTTTAGGGTAAATGTACTATGGCATTCGGTTTTAATGTTTAGCGTAATATTTACCATTATTTCACATTTAGGATTATTTGCAAGTAGTATACAATATGTTGTGGTTGATGTCAACACCTATTCAAGGTTAAAGTTTCACTGAATTTATCTTGTTACCCGTGAAATATTGATAGAGGTCTTCCGCCGGGACAAAGTCCAGAAGAAGATTATCTATCTCTGCACGAGACAGTTTCTTCATATATGTCTTGACGGATAGCCGTATCTTTGTTTTCTGTGCCTTTGCCTTTGATTCGGGAGTCCATTGCATTTATTATGGTACCGTGCCCTTTCTTAATTATGGCTAATATAAGTGTGACCGTTTCGTAATGATACATTTAGTCCTGCCATATTCTCTACTTGGAACAGGTGCAACCTTTGCGCCAAGCATCTGACAACCCAGTTGCATCCCGTAGCAAATCCCCAAGATGGGGATTCCCATTGAGAATATTGCCTTGTGGCAACGTGGCGCATTTTCTGCATATACACTTGCCGGCCCACCGCTTAAGATAATTCCCTTTGGCTTAAGCTTTTTAATGTCCTTTGGCGAAATGTTGTACGGTACAACCTCACAATAGACGTTATTTTCCCTTGTCCGGCGTGCTATTAATTGGGTGTATTGGGAACCAAAGTCGAGTATTAAGATAAGTTCATTCTTTTTCATATTTGTTGAATTTTCTCACAATTATCCTTTCATTTAGGTACTTCCATAAGCTTCTGTTCAAGCAGGTATACCAACATTAAGCCCCTGGCGTTGGCTTCGATATAGTCGCCTATTAATTTTTTATAAGAATATTCAACATGCCACACCTTGTATGTTTCTTGCGATTTTGTACAGTCAGGGCAATTACACTCATGTTCTTTTATGTCCCTTACAAATAATTTAAGCTTTGCAGTTCTGACTTTGCCATTTACATACCTACCTTGTATTTTTATATTATCTGGCAGCATAGCCCCCAATTCTGCGGAAGTATACGCGGAATAGATATATTCATTGTTATTTATATCATTACTGGTTAATTCCCCACAATAGACAATTTTATGACTTCGGAATTCTGATAATCCATCTGTTGGTCTCCAGTAAAAATGACTATTTTGATTAACATTCAAATCGTGCAGCTTCTTTGCTATCTTCAATGAGATTACTTGATCTTCAAGTGGTATCATTTTATGTGTACCTTTTTCCTTTCATAGTTAGCCAAGATATGTTTTGCTAATCTCCTGAACCTATCATGTCTTGATTGTCTAATTTCGCCTACCCCATAATTCCATTCTTCTTCTGCTGCTTCTATTGTCCATGAGTAGGTAACTGCAAGTAATTCAATCGCCAGCTTATCAATTTGATCCTTTTCGTTTACGTCCATGATTTCCTTTTCCTTTTTCATTGATACGATAATCTAACCCCCTTCTATCCAAGCCCAGCATTTCAGCCGTTTTTTTGTGTGTACCGTACTTCGGTAATGCTTTATCGATAATACAAGCTTCCAAGAAGTCTAATATATCCTTTAATTTGATTTCTTTTTCAACTACTAATTCTGCAAGCCGTAGGCATGATTTCACTACTTTTAATGTCATAGCCTATTCCTTTAAGAACATTTAAATATTCCTTATACGCTAAGACGGTTAAGTTGTTTGGAATTGTAAGGGTACCGCAATGCTTACATTTTAGTTGCTGGAAACCATGTAAGATGAGAAACTGGTCATGGCTGCAATTCTTATTGGTGCATGTTACCGGGCCTATGAGTAGTGTTGCGGTCATTTCTTTTTTTCCTCATGTACAAATTCCCCTCTCTTGGATAACAAAGCAATAAAGCAGAGGTTAATCAAATCCATCAAGGTATCTTCTACCGTTCCAGCTTTTTCG